AAGTGCGGCTGTGGTTATGGATGGCCCCCCTAAGGGGACCGCACAGCGACCATTCGTGGCCGACGACCCAAATGGGGCACTTGCCGAGACAACTCGCGCCAGAACAACGCGTCAAGGAATCGTGCGGAATAACCCGCGCAACTGGAAGGCCGTCAGGGACTTGTGGGACAGTGCGGGGTATGGAGATATCTTAAGCGCTGACAATCGAGCCGCAATTGCGGCTCGCAAAACGCCCCGCGTTGATGACAGCTGGATAGCGTATTTCCCCGAGGATGCCGGCTTGGTGGGAGAACCAATTTCGATGCACCATATTGGCGGCTCTTCCATGACCATTCCACTTCCAAGGACTCGGCACAGGGATGCGCACATGCCTGGGGGGTTTCGCTACAACCCCGGCGGGCCCGGTTCGGCCGCCCCATTCTACGATCGCTAGATTGCGATCATGGAATTTGCCATTATACCTAAGAATCTGAGCCTTAACCAAGGAAGCTACATGATTAGCAGCGTCGGCGCCGATCATCCACGGCAAAAGTTGCTGTTTTTTATTGCGCAGGATCTGGATAGCGAGTTGCGTCTGAAGGTGAGAGAATTCGTGCAGCAACTTGCCGGGAGGAGGCATTGGCTAAATGGACCTCCGCGATTTGTGGATGAAACGGACGAAGCGACGTCTTCTGACTCGGATGATCTGCCAATCGAAACGCTGGGCGGATACATCGAGATCTTCTCAGCGTGGCCACCTTGGAGCTTGCCCCGGGACGTTGATATTCAACATTTGCGGGAGGTTGAGGATCTCGTCGCAGCGCTTCGTCAATTCTCACGCCAAAATGGACTCGCGATCGAACTGGAGTTTGATGGAAAATTTGTTGGCGAAATCGAGCATGGCGAGATGGACTCGTTGCTGTCAGACGTGCTTTTAGGCGAGTGGCGTCGCGCACTTGGGGTTGGTAGCTAACTTGGGTCCAATAACCGGCGGACGACCTGTATGATCCGCTAAGGACAGACACCAAATCAACTGCTTCGCATTCGTCACCCCGGCCCGCTAACTGCGGTGCCGTGTCGTCGGGAAGCGATTCAGTTAATGTTGCGCCTGTCCTAAGCGTCGAACGACACGCCGCATGCCTGCCACGGGCTTGTCTCCACCAAAATAATGGTCGTAATCCGTCGCGGGCCGTTTTCTGTCACCCACTTTCCCATTTCGCAGGCTCCAGTCTCAAGCATTTCTATCCGCGTATTCTCATTGACGTTTTCAGCTTTTGCATTTTTTTGCATTTTTCAGTCTTGACTACCGGGCGAATTTATGAGATTAATAAACAATGTGAAGTGCTGCGCCCGGACGGAACAACGCCGGGCGTTTTGCGTTTGCGAGGCCGGTATTTTGGCGCGATTCGCTCTTCGGTAGCTATCCCCCGCCTTTCCGTTGGGACCGCGATTTGTGGCTGACCGAGCGGATGTCCTCCGCCGGAAAGGTACGCCCTTGCCGGGAGCGCCGAGTCGGTCCCGTCGAAATACCTCATCCGCCGTTGGCGGTTCTCCTTTGGCGCAGCCTGACGGCATTCGCATATCATTCGCGGCGAGCGCGACTCGCGCCCTTCATCGCATTCACCCAAAACGCTCTCACCCCGTCAAATTTTCCAGTGGGCGCCGATTTTGCTCGGCGCCCCTGAATGCATGCTGGCAATCGGCCGTTCGGCGCGCGCAGCCTGGAAAGCGCAGCTCTTAAAAAACAGACGGCCCTAAATTCAAACTGACCTACATCCGCTACGAGCCGCCATACAACACCCAGTGTTCGGGGCCGCTCTAGAGAATTGGCGCGGGACTGATACTGGCTCCGCCCCGACCACCAAGCCCGCCGACGGAGGGCTGCCCGCAGTGGCGACGCCAGCTCGACTCTTTCACTCCCATTCCCCTTCGCGAGCCCTCCCCGCCATGCACCTGGAGACAGCGTGGACGCGCGTTCATCGCCCCGATGCGCGCAGGTCCCGGCACTCCCCCGTCTCCGGCTTTGCAGACGGGCGTGCGGCTCGCGACCGGCGCCGCCGGCCTGCTGCGCGGGCTTTCCCCGCAGCGTACGCCGGCGGCGCCGACGGTTTCGGCGAGCACGCCGCCCCGTCCTACCGATTGCCTCAAAACCCACGTTCGCAGGAGAGCGACAATGGCACAGACCGCAGCGATAAAGCTCCTCAATGCCGCCACGACGACCGGCGACGGGCCGGTGTTCAATCTGGAATTCCCGCAACTGGCCGCGGCGGTGCAGGCTGAAATCGCGGGCGCGCCGACCCAGGCAGTGATCAACGTGATGGCGCTGCTAGACGGCGGCACCTGGGACACGCTTTGCGTGCTCGATACCAGCGAGGGCTATCTGAGCGGCGAGATCTCGCCCATCACCTTCCCGGCGCCGATCCGCCAGATCAAGGGCAATATCGGCACGCTTACCGGCGGGACCAGCCCGTCCGTATCGCTCTATTTCACCGCAAGGGGATGACAGGGATCAGTGGTCGGAGGTCAGTGATCAGCAGAGGTTGCTGCGCGTCCGATCATCGTCGCCGATCCGCCCCTCGCCCTAATCCGTGACAACTGATGACTGAGGCCTGCCATGACGACCATCGTTCCCACTTTCTCCAAAATTCGCGGTCCTGCCGGCGGCATCGATGCCGTGGTGGCCACCTGGACGCCGCTCGCGGCATCCGGCGACATCGGCCAGGCGCTACAACGCACCGATCTCGCCGACCGATCCGTGCAGGTCACCGGGACTTTCGCGGGGACGACCATCGTGCTCGAAGGCTCGAACGATGGGACCAATTATTTCACCCTGTCGAATCCGGCCGGCACCGCGCTGTCATTCATGGCGGCTGGACTGATGCAGGTGAACCAGCCAACCGCCTGGGTGCGCCCTCACGTCACCGCCGGCAGCGGGGCCAGCCTGACGGTGACGCTGACGGCGCGACGGACGCTCAGGTAGGCAGCGATTCCAGCGCCTCGAACTGGAACAGCGAGAGCGGAGGCCCCCTATGCCCCCCTTGAAAAACCCGCGCCACGAACGGTTTGCGCAAGAGGTCGCGCAGGCCGCCGACGCTGCCGTTGCATATAGAAGCGCCGGCTACGCACCGAATGGCTGTGCCGCCGAAGCGGGGGCAGCGCGGTTGCTTAAAAACGCCGACGTCGCGGCGCGCGTCGCCGAGCTCAAGACCGCGCCTGCCACGGCCGATACCGCCGCAGAGATGCCGACCAACGCGACCGCCATCCGCGAATTCGAGGAAGCGCAGCAGCTTGCGCTGCGTAAGGGGCAAGCCGCTGCGGCCGTGTCAGCCACCATGGCAAAGGCCAGGCTCGCGGGCCTGCTCGCGGAGAAGCCCGAGAGCCGGCCCCCGCGCGCGACTGGCTTCGACGGCAACTACACCGAAGCCGCACGCCGGATCGCGTTCCTGCTTGATCTCGCGGCTGAAGAGACATCAGACGGAACCGAGAGTTGATCTACGTTCGCGGCTCGATTACCGACAAGCTGAAGAATGCCGCGCCGGAAGCGCAGGATGAATCCGCTGACATCTGGAATGGGAAAACCGGCCATGTCACCTGGACGCCTAATCCCGGTCCGCAGGCCGACGCCTACAAATGCAAGGCCGACGAGCTGTTCTACGGCGGCCAGGCCGGCGGCGGCAAAACCGATCTCGGTCTCGGCCTCGCACTGACGGCCCACAAACGCGCCCTGATCCTGCGCCGCGTCAACAAGGACGCGCTGAAGCTGGTGGAGCGGGTTGCTGAAATCCTCGGCCATCGCTCCGGCTATAACGGCCAGCTGCAGCGCTGGAAGCTCCACGGGCCAAGTCCGGGGACCGAACGGATGATCGCGTTTTCCGGCTGCGAGCACGAGGACGACAAGCAACGCTTCAAGGGCGATCCGCACGACCTCATCTATTTCGACGAAGGCACCGATTTTCTCAGCAGCCAGTATCGCTTCATCATCGGATGGAACCGCTCGGCCGACGAGACGCAGCGCTGCCGCGTGGTGGTCGGCTCGAATCCGCCAACGACGGCCGAAGGCCTGTGGGTCATCAAGCACTGGGCGCCTTGGCTCGACCCCATGCATCCGCGGCCGGCGCTGCCCCGCGAGTTGCGCTGGTTCACCACCGGGCCCGAGGGCGAAGACATCGAGGTCGAGGGCCGCGGCCCCCATCTCGTCAACGGCGAGACCGTGCTGGCGCGCTCGCGCACCTACATTCCGGCGCGTCTCGCGGACAATCCCGATCTGAGCCGCACCGGCTACGGCGCAGTGCTCGCCGGCCTGCCT